GAGTCCGAGCGATTCGCTCCCCAGCACCAGGATTGGGAGCAGTTCTTCATGGACTTCGCGGAACTCTCCATCGACCTCATCACCGAGCAGTACGGGTGGCGCGGGTACAAGGTCCTCGTCCCCGGTCGCCGCGACCTGATGGAAGTGGACTGGTCGTCGGTCAACCTTGACCGCGACGCGTACATCATGCAGATGTTCCCGACCAGCTCGTTGCCGCAGACGCCGAGCGCCCGCTACCAGAAGGTCAAGGAGATGATGGGCGACGGGTTCATCGACAAGGCGGTCGCCCAGCGGTTGCTGGAGTTCCCCGACATCGAGGCCGAGTCGAACTTGGGGAACGCGATGCTCGACGACGTGGACGCGACCATTTCGCACATCCTCGACGACGAGGAGCCGAACCTTCGCCCGCTGGAGGTCTACCAGAACCTCGACAAGATCATCGAGCGCGCGAACGCCGCGTACCTCTACGCGCGCAACCGGAACTGCCCCGAGGACCGCCTCAAGCTCCTGCGGAACCTCATCGACAACGCCACCGCGCAGAAGTCCGCGATGATGGCCCCGCCCGCCGCGCCGATGGGCATGGGCGCGGGCACCCCGCCTCCGATGCCGGGAGCGGGTCTGTCGATGGCACCGCCTCCGATGGCCGGTGGTCCGCAGATCACCAACACGTTGAACGTGCCGCCTCCCATTCTTCCCGCCGTTCCACCCGTAGTTGGAGGCTGATCAATGAAACACAGCCCTTACACCCCGCCGTCTATCAAGGCTTTTGAGAACGAGCCCAGCGTCGTCGCAAACGCGCTGCTGCATGTGGACACGACTGAGCGGTTGGAGCAGCTTGAATCTGAGTTGGACGTGACGAAGAAGGCCCTTCGCGCAGCCGAAGCTGAGTTGAAGGTCATTGAGTTGACCAAGGCGCTGGAGAAAGAGACGCGGAGGAGCATCGCTATCTCCGTTATCTACCAGAACATGAGCAGCGACCCCGAGAGGTGCGCCCTTCATCTGGAAGACTTGCGCATCGCGTTGTTTGGAAGCTGAAGCAGTACCACCACACCCAGGAGATTCCGTGGCTGACACCGAGCAGAAGCAGGCCCCCGCACCTTTCGTCCCGCCGTCGCAAGTGAGTCCCAACGACTTGATGAAGGCGTTTCAAGACGAGGGCATCGTCGAGAAGCCCGCCGAGCCCGCGCCCGTCGCTGGCAAAACCGGCACGGAGCCCGCGGCAATTCCGGCACCAGTCGCGACGCAGAAGACGGAGGAACTGCCCGCGCTGCTGAAGATCGCGAAGGAGCGCGACGCCTTCCGCAAGGAAGTGGAGCCGCTCAAGCCGTACATGGAAGCCCTCAAGGTCCTCTCCCCCACCGAGGCCCAGCGGCTCGCGCAGGCGCGTCAGAGCGGAGATCCCGTGGCCGCGCTCGCGGCGCTCGGCTTCACCCACCAGCAGTACACCCAGAAGCTCCTCTCCCTCCCCCCTACCCCTGAAGAGGGACAGAAGGCAGAGGCACCGGAGCCGACCAGCGAGATTCAGGCGATCAAGCAGGAGCTGGCGGCGCTCAAGGCCGAGCGCGAGCAGGCGCAAATTCAGCAGAGCCGCGCAGGGCTCCTCGCGCAGATGAAGAACATCGTGAAGGACAACCCGAAGTTCGACCTCATCAACAAGACCGAAGACGTGGAGGGCATCGAGCGCGTGCTTCTCCAGTACCACACCCAGCACGGCACGCTGCCTGGCTCCACCATGGAGGAGTCAGTTCTGCTGGCAGCGGAAATGTACGAGTCTCACCTCAAAAAAGAGGCGGATCGCTGGCAGAAGGTGTTGACAGGCTTCAAGGAGTCTGCTCCTGTCAGCGCAACGAAGGCACCAGAGCCACCGCCTTCAGCCGGAACGGTGCAGACCCGGACGTTGACCAACGCGAACACCACAGCGCCCGCTGCGGTTCGCACCGTTCCCAAAACTCGCGAGGAAATCATCGCCGCGATCATCGAAGGTCGCGACGAAGACCTCGTCTGAAGGCGGCACTCCAAAGTGAGTCGCCCGCCGAGGTGACTCACAATGGCTGCTACGATTACCACCGCCGACAAGATTCTGAAGTTCATCTACTCGTCCCGCGCTCTCCAGAACGCGGTGTACGACAAGAACCCCCTCTTCGCCCTTCTCCCCAAGTCGAGCGGCTTCAACGGTCGCTCGATGATCCACGCGCTCACCTACGGCAACTCGCTGGCCCGCTCTGCGGCGTTCGGGACCGCTCAGGGTCGCGCGGGCATCAACGGTGTCTCGGGCACTGACTCGGGCTTCAACCGCGACGTGAACTTCACCGTGACCCGCGTGAAAAACTACGCGATGTACACGATCGAGCAGGAGCTTCTGCTGGCCGCGTCGGGTGACCGCGCGTCCTTCGTGAAGGGCCTGACCCAGCTCGTGGACGGCACGCTCCAGACCCTCCGCAACGACTTCGGTCGCGACGTGTACGGCTCGGGCCTTGGTGAACTCGGTCAGGTGACCGCAGTGTCGGGCTCGGGTCCGTACACGTTCACGGTCGGTGAAGCCATCACCCAGATCGAGGTCGGCATGGAGTTGGTCGCGTCGGCTGGTTCGACCAGGACCAACATCCTTCGCACGGGCGCGGCCCCCAGCGTCACGGTGGCCACCGTCAATCGCGCGGCGGGTACGTTCACCACCCCGGCTCAGGTCACCGACCCCATCGTGGCAAACGACTGGTTGTTCATCCGCGGCGACCGCCCCGACGCGGCCACCACCGCAATCGGCTCGATGCTGAAGATCGCGGGCATGGACGCGTGGAACCCGTCCACCACGCCACCTGGGTCCGAGTCGTTCTTCGGCGTGGACCGATCCATCGACGCAACCCGCCTCGCGGGTCAGCGCCTCGACATCAGCTCGCTCCAGCCGGAAGAGGGCTACGTCACCGCGCTTGCGGCGCTCGCTCGCGAAGACGGCGACCCGAGCCACATCTTCACGTCCTTCACCGACGAGAAGAACCTGAAGCTGGCGCTCGGCTCGCGCGTGGACGCCGAGTACACGCAGGTCGGTGACATCGGCTTCGAGTCGATTCGCCTGCGCGGCCCGAACGGCACCGTCAAGGTGTACGCCGACCGCAACGCGCCTGTCGGTCGCGCCCGCATCCTGACCCTGAACACCTGGGAGCTGAAGCACCTTGGCGACCTCGTGAACAACGGCAGCGCGGGCAACGACGGCGGGCTGGCCCGTGAGTACCAGGCTGACCGCTTCGAGGGCCGCATGTCGTTCTACGGCAACCTCATCTGCCACAAGCCTGCGGCGAACATGGTTGCCGCGCTGCCCACGTAAGTCCAACTGAGTCCGAGGGCTGAACTTAGCCCTCGGACTTTCCCCTTCTCAGGAGAAGACACATGGCTTACCGACAGATGTACGAGTTTGCGGAGTACGCGACCCCGCATACGATTCACTTCCAGTTCGCGGTGCCGACCAACGGCGCCACCACCCCTGTCGCCACCGGCATCCGCGGGTACGGTGCCACCATCACCCGCACGGGTGTCGGCATCATGTCCGTGGTGTTCCCCGTTGGCATGCCGGGGGGGCAGTTGCTCTCGGCTCAGGCGTCGCTTCGCCTCGCGGCGGTCGGCAACACCTTCGCTCAGGTGGGTACGTGGACGCCCTCGACGCGCACGCTGCTCGTCAACTGCGTCAACGGCTCCGGTGTCGCGGCTGAGTGGCCCGCGGCGAACGCGAACAACGTGCTCGAAATCGACGTGGTGTTCAGCGATTCGGCTACCCTCCCCAACCGCGGCGGGTAACTGAGTGGCCTCGGAAACGCTCGCACATCTCCGCACTCGTACAAGAGAGCGGGCAGACATGGTGGGGTCGGCCTTCGTGGCCGACTCTGGCTTGGGTCTGGATGCGTGGATCAACGAGGCCAACCAGAAGCTCCACGGGATGTTGGTGGACGCGCTGGGCGAGGAGTACGTCTCCTCGTCCGCGTCGTTCACCACCATCGCCAACACCAGCGATTACGCTGTGCCAGCGAGTTTCTACAAGCTGTACGGCGTGGATCTCGACTACCACGGGGTCATGCGCTCGCTGAAGCAGTACACCCGCGCCGAGCGGAACACGTACCGGGAGCTTCACCCCGAGTTCCTGCCCCGCTACTCGCTCGTCGGAACCAATATCCGTTTGTACCCGATTCCGACCGCGGGTCTGACGGGCGCCATCTTGTACGCGCCCGAGGCGACGACCCTCGTGAACTCCGGTGACACCGTGAACTACCCCAACGGGTGGCAACGATTTATCGTCATCGACGCGGCCATTCAGGCTCTGGCGAAAGAGGAGTCGGACGTGCGGACCCTCGTTGCGGAGCGCGCCGCCATCATCAAGGAAATCGAGCAGACCAAGGAGCAGCGGGATCTCGCGACGCCCAAGCGCGTCGTCGATCTGGAGGTCGCGGAGTCCTTCATCGAAGACTGGTGGTGACTCGTGGTCGCTCGCCTGAATCGCCCCACAGGTCTGCCGCAGATCACCACTCAGCGCGTGGATCAGCCGGTCATCCAGCGCGCGGTGGACGCCATCACGCGCACGCTCATTGCGGTCGTCAACTTCCTCCAGCCATTCGCCCAACCGCAGCCCTGGGTGGCAGTCCCGTTCAATTCTGACTGGACTGCCACGCTCTCGACTCTTCAAGCGCCCCAGTTCAGGAAAGATCCGCTTGGTTACGTGGAGCTTCGCGGGTGGGCCTCTACGGCGACTGGAGTGAGTACTGTCATTGCGGTACTCCCTGTCACGCACAGGCCCCCTACGCGAAGCTCATTTCCAGCCTTCCGTTTGAACGGTGCGACCTATACGGTGGCACGGCTGGACGTGGACGTGGATGGTCGCGTCCTCATGGCATCACCCGCCGTAGGGGCGGGCGACAGCGTGACTCTCAGTGGGATTAAGTTCTCGGTGGACCCATGAGCCTGAACAAGCAACTCGTTCACTTGAACATGACGGGCGGCCTTCAGAAGAAGGACGATCAGTTCCTCGTCATTCCGAGCAAACTCACCGCAGCGGACAACGTGGAGTTCGACGACGCCAGCACCGTCATCACCCGCGGCGGTCAGGCGAGGTTGACGCTCCCTGCCGGTTACGCGACCGCGATCCGGTCCTTCGTCCGAGCAGGTACGGCGAACCTTGAATTCGAGGACGGCTCGACCATCCGCGCGAACGGCCTTTCGGGCGCGAGCGACTACGCGAACTGGCGCGGGTCCGCCCTCTCCTACGAGCCCTCGACGTTCCCGCGCGTGGGCGTACAGACTCGGCGCATCGCGCAGTACCCTATCGACGGCGCATCTTTCGATGTCGCCTATGGCGCGACCAACTACTGCCTCGCGTGGTCTGAGTACGACGCGAACCTGGGGTATGTGGTTCAGGTTTCGATTCGCTCCGTCACCACCGACATTGAGGTGCAGCGAAACGTCATCAGCGGGGCAGCAGCGTCGGAGTACGTGATGCAGCCTCGCGTCATCTACGACTCGACCAACGCGCGATTCTCCATCTTCACGTATCATGAGGATTCGGCGTTCGTTACCGCGTCGATGAAGGGCTCCTACGTGGCCGAAACGGGCGGATCGTTCACCGGCCCGACGATCCTCATCGCGATGTCTTACGCTGGCGGCGGACTCTCCGCGCTGGCCGATGCCGCGATCTATCCGGGCCAAGGGTATTGTCTGGTGTCGCGCGACGCGGACCTCACCGGAACTGTGCGGATGCGGCTTGTCAACCTCTCGCACGGTTCGATTGTGGCGTCCACGAGCGCGGTCCCAGCGACCGTACTGTCCTCTCTGACCGCCCACGCCACCTACTCAGGCGGCGTACTCCTCGGGCACGCAATCTTCGGCGCCGGGGCCAATTTGCGCGGCTACCGCCTGCCCTCAAACACGGGCGTCATGTCCGCTTCAGTCACCATCCGCACGCTCACGGGGACGATCGGACGCGTCGTCGTCACGGATGTGAGCGGCGCACTGCACATCACGATTGATCAACTGACTGCCACCAGTGACACCTACGCCACGACGTACTTGATCAACGCGACTACGGCGCACGTCTTCACGTCTCAGACAGCCATCAGCACCAACTGCTTCATCGACGGGCGCTCGTTCTCGATGCGCTCTCGTAACTTCGTGCCGATGGTCTTCACCTCGAACTCCAACCAGAGCACGCACTTCCTCCTCGACATCACTGAAGCCGCCGAAAACCTCGGGGTCGCTACGACGGCGAAGCCTTCGTTCGTCTCGCGGGTCGATTACGGGGAGGTCGCCGCGTCGGGGTACGGGATCAATCTCGGCGCACGCGTTCGAGGCAGCCATGCCTCGATGGTCACCTACGCCAAGTACGAGACGGACCTTCGATTGGCGGGGGCGACGAACGCAACTCGCATCGTGCTCGTTGCCGCCAAGTTTGCCCCGACTGAGCAACTCGGTGACGCGGAGATCAACGGACTGGCGCTCCTCGCTGGCGCGCTGCCCCGCGTGTGCGACGGGGCGCAGATTGTGGAGGAGGGTTTTCACTGGGGGCCTGAAGTGCAAGGTGCTGCTTTGACTCCGGTAACCACGGGGTCGGGCATCTACAGCTTCCCCTCGGTCGGCAGTTACTCTGTGGCGTTCACCGAGGGTTGGATGGACGCACAGGGCAACTGGCACGAATCTGCGGTGGCTCGCACATTCAGCCTTACCACCACGCTCGGCAATCTCGACATCAACCCGACCTTCATTCGACCGCCCAGCGTGAAAAACGACCGGCAGTTGATCATGTACCGCACGAAGTTGCTCGGCACGGACACCAGCCTCTATCTCGCGCACGCCGGTGACTTGTCTACGGGGACCGTGGTTGAAGTTACGGATGCGGACCTACCGAGCGGCGAGCAGTTGTACACCGCAGGCAACGTGCTCCCCAACACTCCCGCACCTGCGTGTCGGCACGTCTCCGTCTTCCAGAAGCGGCTCGTTTTGGCCGGTTGTGGTGATGGGTCGCGCATCTACTGGTCCAAGCAGACGACGCCTGGGTATGGCGTGGAGTTCAACTCAGGCGACCCGACGCACCAGACTCAGGTGCCCGCTGACAAGGGCCGCGCCGTCGCCACCAAGGAAATGGACGATCGGCTTGTCATTCTCTGCGAGAACGGCGTGGGCATCATCGGTGGCCAAGGCCCCGACCCGACCGGCACTTCTGGCCAGTATTCCGACTTCAGCTCGATCATCACCGAGACGGGCTGCTCGTGGGATTCGCCCAAGAGCGTCATTCGAGGCCCCGAGGGCGTGTGGTTCCGCTCGCCGTTCGGCCTTCGCCTCGTCTCGCGCTCGGGCAGTCTCGCGCGAGGGCAAGACAACAAGCAGGTCGGCTCCGAAGTGGACGCACTTGTCAGCGGCAACGTCGTCGCCATCGCGGGCGACGCGAAGCAGCAACTCCGCTTCTATCAGTCGAGCGGCACCGTGCTCGTGTGGGATTACCAGTGGCTTCAGTGGACCCGTTTCACAGGCTTCGCCAACGTGGACGCCTGCTACGCGGACGACCGCTACTACCACCTGAGCAACTACTCGACCACAACGCCACTGCTCCGCTACACCAACAACACGACTCCCGCGGATGTGAACGACTCGGGTGTCGCCACTCAGGCGTTCTCCCCGTACATCGAAACTCCGTGGCTTTCGTTCGCGGGTATTCAGGGATTCCAGCGCGTGTACCGGCTGATGATTTTGGGCAAGAACGCGGACGGATCGGTCAACCCGATGACGTTCGGGCTCTCGCTTCAGTACGACTTCAATGACACGTACACGTCTTTCCCAACCGTGAACGTGACTCCGAGCACCAACGGGCTGGTTCGGTTGCAGCACCACTTCGTGAAGCAGAAGTGCGAGTCGATGAAGATCGCCATCTACTTCTTCCCCGTGACTCCCGGTAACGCAGGGCGCTTCCGTTTGACTGACCTGACCTTGCAGGTCGGGGTCAAAGGTGGTTACTTCAAGTTGCCGTCTTCACAGAGGTTCTGACCATGCCTACGCCAAATTGGGGTCCACAGGCCGGTGTTCCGATGGACGAGGCGACGTTTGACGCCTACGTGGCGGCCAACCCGCCCGGAACGCCTACGCGCGGGCTCTACGGAAACCCGCAGGTCGGTCAGAACTCCGGTCGCGACCCCTTCTCTATTGGTGGGCGGGACCCCTACGGGCAGCAGGCGAACCCCGCGATGGTCGCGAATCAGGGTGCGCAGTGGTGGGAGGACTTCTTCAACCGAGGTCCAGGCTCCGTACAGTTGCCTCAGTTCCAGATCGGAAATCAGGATCAGGCGCGCGCCGAGCAGCAGCGCGTCATCCAAGCACTTCAGGCGCAGGCGGCAGGCGACCCGAACTCGCTCGCCCAGCAGCAGCTCGGGCAGGCGTACCAAGGCGCGCAGTCGCAGCAGTCGAGCCTAGGCTCGACCATGCGCGGCCAGAGCGCAGGCGCAGCGATGCGCGGAATTCAAGCCGGTCAGCAGGGCATCCAGCGGAGCCTCCCCGGCGATCAGCAGATGCTCATGTTGCAGGAGCAGCAGGCCGCGCAGGCGATGCTCGCCCAGCTTCTCGCCCAGCAGCAGGGGCAGGACATCACGCAGGCGACCGGCATGGCGAACACCCAGCTTCAGGGTCAGCAGCTCGATGAGGCGATGAAGCAGTTCTACGCGCAGCAGGGGCTGAACGCGGGCATCGCTCGGGAGCAGACGGGCTGGGACAGGCTGGTTGCTGGACTGGGTTACGACCTCGAAACCTCCAAACTGGTCCAGGACAGCATCAACAAGGGCCTTCAGACCGGGGCCGCCGCTCTCAACACGGCCGCGCAGGCGTGGGGTGGTGGCGGGTCGCCGTCCCCGCAGCAAACCATCGACGACGCCTTCAACGGGTGACCCATGGCTGATCCTACGAACCGCAACGACCCGACATACTCGAACAACCCCAGCTACGTGTGGAGCGGGGGGCGGTGGCAGTACGTGTCGAACCCCGGCACCGCGAACTCGGCTCCCTCCGACAACCCGAACAACCCGCAGCGAGTCACGGGGTCGGTCGTGTGGGACCCGATTCCGAGCGGTGCGAGTGTCGTCAAGAAGTACGGCGGTGACATCAACAACTTCGCGGGTTACCAGAACATCGCTCAAGGCTTTCGCGAGGGCGCTGTTCGCCAGCAGGGCGTCAACCCCTACAACACCGGCATCGCGGACCAGAGCCGCGGAGCGCAACTCGCGCTCATTCAGCAGATGCGTGCCCAGCAGGCGGGTCCGTCGCTCGCGGGGCTTCAGGGTCAGCGCGGCATGGCGCAGGCAGGTCAGCAGGCGCTCATGCAGGGCGGTCGCGCGGGCATGCTCGGCGCTCAGAACGCTTCGACGGGCATGGCCGGTGACGTGGGGCAGGCTCGGCTCGCGGAGATCATGCGCTCGCAGGCGGGCATGGGCGGCGCGGCAGGCAATCTCCGAGGCGCGGACCTCCGCAGCGCGGAGGCGCAGGCGCAGGCGGGAATTCGGGGCCAGACCATCGCGGATCAACGAGCGCAGTTCTACGGGTCTCTCGGCTCGATGCTGGATCAGGCGCGCGCTCGACAGGCACTGGAGCAGTTCAAGCTCGGTCAGCGCATCGACGCTCGCTCAAGGGGCCTCGTCATGGATGCAGTGAACCAAGGCGTAGGCGCAGGGGCTACGGCCTTGAGCATGGGCGCGACGGGTGGAGGCAAGAAATAACATGGCCGACAAGAAGACCAACTACGCGGACTCGCTCAAGGCCAAGCCCAAGGCGGCAGCCCCAGACAAGTCCAAAGAGAAAATCGTCGTGGACCTCGGCGGGGTGTTGACCGACGTGTACCGCGGCAACATGAGCGACGCCGAGTGGGCGCGCGTGAAGCAGCGCGCGGTCAAGGAAATCGAGGTCCCCACCGAAGTCTCCTACGACGAGCCGGGGAAGCTCAAGGAGAGCGACAAGAAGCAGATCAAGGCGAGCGACATCGAGGCCATCAGCCGCAACCTCGACACGGTGTCCGATACCATCGTCAGCTCCGAAGAGAAACGTCTGCTGAATCAGACAGCGCCCGAGAATCGCGTGAAGTTCCTGCGCGAACGGTTCCTCAAGCGCGACTACGACGTGGTAGACGAGCAGCCCGCGCCCGCCGTGGACGTGGGTGCTCAGAAGCCCTCGCAGGGCAGCCCCGACGAGTGGAAGACGCCCGAGTCCGGTCAGCCCAAGAAGTCCACCGGTACGCAGACCGAAGACGACATGAAGGTCGGCTCGCGCGGAGGATCCGTGCAGGGCCAAGTCGCGAAGATGTTGATGGGTGCCGCACCCGATCAGGTCACGAAGTCTGTAACGGGGGCAGCGCACTCCGTAAAAAAGGGCAGCTTTGTTAAGCCCGCGAAGAACGCGACCAGTGGCGATTGGGGTGTCCAAGAGATGCCCGAGATGGACCTCACTGCTACTCAGGACATGCCTGAGATTGATGTGAGTCCCGAGACTTCGGCTCGCGAGGCTCAAACGCGACGGCTCCAGAACGCCATCACGCAGAACGAGATCGATGCGGGCTTGGACTTGACCACGCCTGAGTCCCGTCTCAAGACCGCCGTGCAGCGCGAGCTTCGCGACCCGAGCCCAGGCCCCGCTGTGGAGTTGGGCGACGTGAGCGTCTCGCCTACTGTCACCTCAGACGACGGCGTAACCGTGAGTCGCTCGCCCGTCGTGCGCCCGATGCAGTTCTCTTCCGACACCGTGGACCCCGGTGTACCTCCGCAGCCGGGGATGCTCGACACGCTGAATCAGAACGCAACTCAGTTTCGTCAGGCGCTCACCGATGTGGTGACCGACCCCGTGGGCACGCTCGCGCCTGTCATCCCGATGATCGGCAACGCCATGGGCGAGATGGCGGCTCAGGGCGGCCCGTTCGGCGCACCCCCGCCTCGCGGCGTCCCCCCGGTGATCGGGGAGATGCCGCTGGGTCAGCCCCCGGCCCCACCGCCCGCGCCTGTTGGCCCCGGTGGCTCGGTGTCGATGAGCGTCAAGACCCCCGGCAAGGGTGGCGGTGTCAAGCCTTCGACGTTCGAGGACGAGCGAAAGATGATGCAGGAGGCGTACACCACGCAGAACATGGCGAACGCCCTCGTTGCGGATCAGCAGTCGAATCTGCTCTCGCAGAAGGCCAGCCTCATTCGCCAGCAGCAAGATGAGTCCGCAGCTCTCGCGGCGCGTCAGGCCGCCATGGAGTCGGCTCGTGCGGAGCGCATGAAGCGCGGCGAGGCGGGGCTCATGAAGCTCCAGTCCCGTTTGGCCGACCTTGAGTCTCAGTCGCCCGACCCCAACCGCTTCTGGAACAACAAGAGCGACGGGCAGAAGGCGGCGGCGGTCATCGCGGGCGCGCTGTTCGGCTTCACGGGCCAGGGCATGCAGTGGCTCCAGCGCCTCGACGGGCTCGTGGAGAGCGACATCCAGCAGCAGGCGCAGGAGCTTCAGCGCAAGGGCGGACTGCTCAACAAGCAGATCGACGTGCAGAACAACCTCGTCGCGATGGCGCGTCAGCAGGGGCTCGACGAGTCGGAGTCCATCTCGGCGGCTCGTATCGCCATGACGAACAAGTACGCGCTCATGTTCGAGCAGGCAGCGGCGACCACGGGCTCTGAGGCGGTCAAGGCTCAGGCGCTCGCGAACGCTGGTGTCCTCCGTCAGAAGATGGCGCAGGACATGATGGACATGAAGGTGAAGACCAACGAGGCCGCGCAGAAGGCCGCGCTCAACGCCGCGCATATCGACCACCTCCGAATGCAGACGTTCGCAATCGGCGCGAAGGCGGCGGGCGACGCGCGCGAGAGCCAGACCTTCAAGCCAGCACAGCAGGAGCGCATCTCGGAGATGCTCTCGCTCGGCAAGAAGATCGGTGAGATGCACGGGAAGTGGAAGGAGCAAGCGGGCAGCCCGTTCAGCCCGCTTACGTCCAACCTCGGGCTCGGGATGCAGGTCACCGACGCCTCCAAGTGGAAGGGTTCAACGCAGAAGTTCTTTGCTCAGACCATCGGCAAGCCGCTTGAAGGCGGTCGCATGACCGACGCCGACTTCCCGAAGTACCTTGAGGGCTTCATCCCCTCCGCGACCGACACCACGGGTGCCGCCGAGAACAAGACCAAGAATCTCATCAAGTACGCGGTGGACCGCTACACAGACGAGCTGCGCTCCCTGCAAGCTGCCAACGTTCAGGGCATCGACCGGCTCCCCACCCCGGCGCAGTACGAGATGAAGCTTCTCCAAGACGCGGGCATCGGACAGGATGCGCCCACCTACGCAACCCCTCGGTGACCAATGGCCGTTCTGATCTGGACTGACGGGAAGTCCTACGACGTTCCCGACGACAAAGTTCAGCAGGCCCTCGCGGACGGCTTCAAGCAGCCGACCGCAGCCGACTTGTCGCGTGACTCGGCGGCTCAACAGCCCGTTCGCGCGGCGGTCGAGAGTGCGGTCAGCAACTTCGTGCCCGTGGTCGGACCCACGCTCGTCAAGAGCTTCTCCGAGGGTTACGACGCGGCGACGCCTGAGCAAGCAGCCGCAGGCATCAAGGCTCGTCAGGAAGAGAACCCCGTCTCCAGCGTCATCGGCGCGGGCGCGGGCTTTCTCGCAGGCCCAGCGAAGGTGCTCAAGCCCTTCACCGCGCCCCTGCGTGCGGCGGGTCTGCTCGGCACTGCCGCTGCTGGTGGCCTTGAAGGCACAGCGATGGGGCTCTCTGAGGCCGCGAACGAGTCCGTGCTGGGCGACACCACGCTCACTGCGGAGCGCCTCGCGTCTGCCGCCATCGCCCCCGCGCTCACGGGTGCTGCCATCGACTTCGGGTTCGGTGTCGTCGGCAAGGGCGCGAGCGCGCTCATCAAGAAGGCGGGCGGCTCGACCGTCAGCGAATTCCTGAAGTCGAAGGGTGATGACATCACCACGTCGATGATCGACTCAAAGCGGTGGGCCAAGCAGTACGGGGCCTACGAAGACGACATCCTGCGCGTGGCCCGTGAAGAGGGTGTGCTCCACCGAGGCACCTCGCTTGACCAGGCGTCAGTGCAGGCGGCCAAGGCTGCCGAGCAGCGCATCTGGGGGCAGATCTCCGACTACCTCGAAGGCGCACAGTACTTCAACCCGCCCAAGCAACCCGAGGTCGTGGACGGTGTGCTGACCGCGCTCAAGAAGTACGACCGCAACCCGCTCGCAGAGGGCGCGATGGCGGAAGTGCAGGGCGTGTTGGAGAAGATGTCGGCTCAGAACTCTACGTGGTCGGAGCTGTGGGGCCTCCAGAGCCAGTGGCGCAAGGTGGCCGACGCGGGCGGGCAGACCGTGCGAAACGACGTGCTCGACGACGCGCGACGCGCGCTCCGTGAGTACATCATGGACAACGCCCCGAAGAAGATCGCCACCGCTCAGGGCACCACTGACTTCGCGTCCTCTCTGCGCACTCTGAACAAGCGGTACGCCGCGATGGACGCGTTTGAGCGCGGGCTGTCCGATGCGACTGCCGCGTTTGAGGCGCGCGGGCTCGGTGCGAAGGAAATTGCTGCGGGCGTCATCGTGGGCGGCCCGATGGGCGCTGCCACCGTGGCGGCGGGGCATTACGCGCGCAAGCGCGGCGGCTTCCTGCTCGGTGAGACGCTCAACGCGATGTCGGAGAGCAATCTCACCAAGGGCCTCGCGGAGTCGTTCCGCAAGAACGTGGCCCAGCGCCTCGCGACCGCGCCCGAGTTGCTGGGGCCGTTCCGCGCTACGCTGGAGGCGGCTGCCGCTCGCGGGGCGATGGACCTGATGGAGACGCATACGGGTCTTGCGCTGTCCACGGTCGGGCCTGAGTACCTCACGACGATGGGTATGAGCCCCGAGTCGCCCGAGGAGATGGCGGGCTTCAGCCAGCGGTTGGCATCACTTGATGCTATCAAGCGCGCTGCCGACGCACAGGAAATGGCTGTGTCCGCCGCCGCTGACGGGTTGTTCGGGTCGGCTCCTGGCCGTAAGGCTCGCGTCGGCGGGAGCATGAGCCTCAAGGACTACAAGACGACGATGGAGGGGCTCCGCAAGGTGCTGACGGACCCTGAGTCGATGTACGCGCAGATTCCGCCTGGTCTTCACGGCACCGCGCCGATGACGGTAGGGCAGACTGCCGCGGCGGTGCTCAACGCCGCTCGCTACCTCGACTCCAAGGCACCGAAGAACCCCTACGAGGGTATGCCCCCTGCCGTGGCTCCTCAGTGGGAGCCGTCGCCCGCCGAACTCGATCATTTTAATCGCTTTCGGGAGGCGGTTGAGAGCCCTGCTCGTGTCCTAAAGAATATGTCGCAGGGCTACATCGCCCCCGAGCAGGTCGAGGCGCTCAAGGCCGTGTACCCGGCCATGTACGCGGACCTCCAGCAGAAGATTGGTGAGCGGCTGATGATGCAGAAGAAGCCTCTCTCGTACCAGCAGCGACTCGCGCTCTCGGCGGTGCTTGGCCCGACCGCGCTGGGCATGTCGCCGCAGCAAGTTCAGGTGCTTCAGCAGTCACAAGCACTTGCATGGGGACAGCAAGCAGGGCAAGGTAAATCTGTAAAGCCTCCCGATGGTCGGCAGGCCGTGGACGAAGAACAAATCCAGACGGAAGCACAGAAGTTGGAAGCGCGATGACCCTCTTGGAGGCGCGGTGATGAAGAAACTCACTCTCATTCTTGCGGCGCTGTTTGCCGTTTCCTTCGTCTACTCGTTCGACGCCGAGGCGGCGGATCCAGTGGTCTGCGCGGTCACCACGTCCACGTCCACCGCGGCGACCACGGCGCTCCCCGCGGCTGGTCCTGGCGCGTGCAACTGGACCAAAGGCTCGGTCATTCTGATGCAGTGCACGACCGACGTGTACATCGACTCGACGAGCTTGGTGGATGTCTCGGCCCCGCTCGACGGCGGCGTCATCGGCACGGCAGTCGCCACCAGCGCGGATCAGCGCGTGGACTTCGCGAGCAACTCGGACCCCTACCCCATCTACCTCGGGGTGAACGATCAGCACGTCAGCATCCTCGCCGTGTCTTCGGCGGGCTCGTGCAAGTTCATGAAGACGCAGCGCCGCCGCCCCTACTGAGCCATGCTGACCGCCCTCCTTCTCATTCTGGCTCAGAACCAGGAGCCCAACTCCGAGGTCTGGGTTCGCCCACCCCGCGTGGAGCGCATCCAGCGCGCGGGCGGTCGCTCGGGTCCGAACTTCGCCTTCTTCGAGGCGTTTCCGGTGGGCGGCGCGGGAACTCGGGGTGTGTGCTCAACCACCGCCCCCACGGGCGCGAAGGGCGAAACGCTGACCTTCACCCGTGGCAGCAACGGCACCTGTACACGCACCGCCAGCGGCGGCCTCGCCACGACGGGAATCGCGAACGGCGACCTCGTCGAACTGACGAACAACGTCGCCCGTGTCGAACGCGATGCGGCGGGCGTGCTCGGGCTGCGCGTCGAGTCGTCGCGCACCAACTCACTCTTCCGCTTCATCGACTTCGCGAACGCGCTCTGGAGCGATGTCGGCACCCCGACGCTCACCGGCTCGCAGACCTCGCCCTTCTCGGGCACGTACGCAAACAGCGCCGTCCTGTTCGACGACAACGACGGCGCGGCTTTTGAGGGGCGCTCCCAGACCGTCACCGTCACGGCGGGCGTCGCGCACACCATGCACTGCTACGTGCGCGCGGGAACGGCGTCATCGGCGCGCATCGTCCTCGACGGCACGGCGGCCACCATCACGGGCCTGTCGTCGACCACGTGGAGCATCGTCGAAGTCACTGACGCGAGCAGCTCTGGCGTGGCCATCGTTGCGGAGGTCGACGTGGGCAACGTCGCCTCCGTCACGGGCACGGTGACGTTTGGCGGCTGTCAGGTCGAGGCGGGCGCATACCGCACCAGCATCATCCCCACGGTCGCATCGGCAGTCACCCGCAGCGCGGAAGCCCCGTCGTTCGGACCCTCGACGTTCGGCATCACGGCGAACTCGGCGTGCGTCGCTGCTTCTGTCCAGCGCACGACTGGCACCGCGCAGGCGCAGCCGTGGCTGATTCAGAACGTCTATCAGGGCATCTACACGTCGACCTTCACGAACTTTCATTACCCAGCGGGTAACTTCTTTGGAACGCTCGCGATGCCGGGCTCGGGCGTCGCACGCCTGCTTACGCGAGCGGATGGCGCGACGCGGACCAACTGCGTGAACGGCACCTGCGAGAGCACTGCCGTCGTGAGCACCAACTTCAGCGGCTCGCCGTGGACCTTCGTGGTCGGCAATGAGCTGGGCGCGAAATACATCGACAGCATCATCACCCGCATTCAGGTCGACCCCAGCCCCTTGAGGTGCACGCCGTGAGTCCCGCTCTCCGAAACATGGTCGTTGGCGTTGGCGTCTTTCTCCTCGGCGGCGTGGGCGTCTACGTCTTCACGCCGCAGCCCGCCACGCGCTCGATGGCAGAGCTGCGAGACGCGGGCATTGCCGACCTTCAGCCGCTCGTCATTGAGTGCTCGGAAAGACTCACGCCACAGACCAAGCGCCGCATCAACGCCGCGCAACCCGACATGCTTCGCCCCTCGCAGAGCTACGCGCGAGTCGCGCGCACGGCCCGCTGCTTCAATCCAGACGGCGGCATCTGCTTCCGCGCCACGGACGGCGGCGCGCGCATGGACGACCTCGTGGGCGAGCTCATCATTCCCTCGCTGCGCGCCAACCTCGCGGGCGTCGACCTCGACGCGGGCGTGGGTGCGGACGACGGCGGCGACAACGACGACGTGGACAACTCGCTCCAGTACCGCAATGACTCGTGCGAGATTTTCGGGTGCCAGCAGTACGACTACCTCGTCGACGCGGGCTTCCGCGCGAACCCCTTCGTCAACCGCTTCTGCAACAACCTCAATCGCCTGATGCTGGTGCCCTCGCCTTGCATGATTCCGAACGGCTGGCGTGCGGATGGTGGCTGGTGCGAGGAGGAGTGCGGCGTCGTGGATTGCCGCTTCGGCGGCCCCTACGGCGAGCAGGACGGCGGGCCTCGGTGGCGCGGGTTCAACACCGGCCCGCGTGAGTTTGCCACCGGCGCTGACTGCGTGCCTGTGGAGTGCGGTGTCGTTTCAGGGGACGTCCCCTTCGAGTGGTTGTGAGGTGCGCGATGGAAACGCTCAAAGAATTCGCAATCGACATGCTCATCGTCGTGGCGACGTGGTTGGCTCTGTCAGTTCCGGCAGCTTTGGACGAGGTGAGGCATGGACGAGACGACTGCCGAGTCGAAGCGCCGCTCAAGCCGTAAGCGCCGATTGCTGATGATTGGCGTCGGTGTCGGATTGGGTATTATCTGCCGTCTCGTGCCGCCTGAGTACCAGGGGCCTTGCGGTGTCGTGACGAAGATTGTCGTCGTCTTCATGGGTGGTGCATGACCGTTTCTACCTCCAGTCCGTTGAACGCCGTCACTACCGTAGCGGTCGCTCCGACCGAGACGGTCGTGCTTTCGGTCGCTCGCGAGTCGCTGCGTGGAGCCAAGCGCATCACCGTGGGCATCCAGAACGACGACGGCTCGCAGACCTTCTCGGGCACGGTGTACCGCCGACTCGCTGGCATGACCGTGTGGGCCGCTTCGACCATCGGTGATTTCGCGTCCATCGCCGCGGGCACGGCAGCCGTCGCTGACCTTGACGTGGAAGGCACGGACGAGCTTGAAGTCCGAGGTACGATGAGCGGCGCGGGCGGGGACGTGAGCGTCAAGGCGACCCGAAAGGCGGCCACGCCGTGATTCTTTCATTCATTCATTCGCTCATCCTGGCGCAATCGATGAACTTGAACGTCGAGCCGATGGTGTGTCTCCAGAACGGCTCCTACGTGCGCGCCGACCGACGCCGCGCGTTTGAGCTGAACTGCGGCACCAACATGACCTGCACGCAGAGCGGCGGGCGCATCACCATCTCGTCCAGCGGGGGCGGCGGGGGCGGCTCGGGCGCCCCTCTCGACGGCGGCTACTTGACCATCACCGCGGGCTCGACGGGCTCCACGAACGAGCGCGTGTTGACCGCAGGTACGAACATCTCCATCACCCCGAGCGCAGGGCTCGCCACCATCGCCGTGTCGGGCACCGTCGCCAGCGCCACCACGGCATCGACCGCGACCGCATTGGCGGCAAACCCCACGGACTGCTCTGCGGGTCAGTACGCCACGACCATCGCCGCGAACGGGAACCTGACGTGCTCGAGCCTCGCGGCGGGTGACGTCACGACCGGCACTCTCGCGGGCGCGCGTGGCGGTCTGGGCGCAACTCAGCCCACCTGCACCGCGGGCGACTTCCTCACCTGCAACGGCACCTCGTGCTCGTGCTCCACGCCGTCGGGCGGTGGCGGCGGGCTCACCGCTACGCAGGTCCAGCGTCTCGTCGCAATCGGAGGCCCTTGATGCTCTCGCTGATCGTCGCTCTTCTCGCTTCGCAGACCATTCTCGACGCAACGAACAAGTCCCTCGAGGTGGTCACGACCACCACGGCCCCGGTCGACTTCTTCTGCTCTTACGTCGACTACGCCAGCGGCACGGTGACGCCCGCCGATACGCAGGGTGCAATCACCACGGCGACCACCACCACCTACGTCAGCGCGCCGGCGGCCTCGACCCAGCGCCAGCTTCGTCGTTGCAGCTTCCGCAACAAGTCCACTACCGCGAGCAATCGCTTGACGTTCCAGAAGGACGTGGGTGGCACCAACTACGAGGAGCACTCCGTCAGCCTCGGGCCGGGGGAGGCCACGAAGTTGGACACGGAGGGCGAGTGGGCCGTGTACGACTCGAGCGGGATTCTCCGTGTGCCGGCCACCACCGTCATCGACGGGCGCACCGTTTCTTTCCTGAAGGTCGGCGCGACCTCGGAAGCCGCGGGCTTGTTCCAGTGGATGAGCAAAGACACGGGCATGCCGGGTGTTTGGGTGCCGGGGACACCCGGGTTGAATGGCGACCACGTAAGTTGCAACACCACGGCAGACGCCACCATTGCGGGCGCGACCTACCTGCCCGACCCCGCGAGCGGGAACTACTACCTGACGAGCGCCACGGCGGGCGTGAGCGTCGCGTCGATGCCGTTCATGGCCGACCTTCTCTGGTTCAACACGGGCCTCGTCGTCACCACCACGACGGCGCAGGCAATCACGTTCGGCACGTTGAACGCGCGCGACCAGAACGGCTCGACCAACGGAGAAGGCGTCTTCGCCGCCATCCTCGTGACGACGGCGACCACCAACGCATCGGCGGTGACCAACACCACGATGAGCTACACGAACAGCAACGGCACAGCGGGACGCACCGCGACCATCACCTCGTTTCCCGCGACGGCGGTGGCCGGGGCGTTCGTACCCTTCCAGCTTCAGGCGGGTGATAGCGGCATCCAGTCGATTCAATCGGTGACGCTCGGCACCAGCTACGCGGCGGGGGCCATCAGCCTCGTCGTGTACCGCCCGCTCGTGTACCTTCCGTCGCCAGTGGCCAACGTCGGCGGGACCATCTCGGTGGTGAACGCAGCGCCCGCTGGCGTGAAGCTGTGGAACGGGACGTGCCTGAACGTCGGCTACCTCGCCAGCGCCACGACCGCCACCACCCTCAACCTGGCTGCAAACCTCACGGTGCGCTGATGATGACGCTCGACTGCACCGGCATCGCCCCGGAGCTGCTCCACGCGACGCTCGAGGCGCTGGCTCCGCTCGAGGTGGAGCACGCCGGGCAGACCTTCCCTGCGCTCGGCTGCGACACATGCGACGCCGACACGGTCGTCTTCCGTCTGGCAGACGGAGCGACGCAAGTGGTGCCGCGAGACGCAATCACCCGCATTCGAATCGTGAGGTAACCAATGGACCCCTTTGTCATCGCAGCACTCGCTTCGTCCGCACTCGCTCTGGGTGCTTCCGTCATCGCGGTTTGGCGCAAGAAGAACCACGTCCACGACGACCTGCGGAAGCAGCTCGACGAGGCGCTGGAGGAGAACGTGCGACTCATCGCGGAGAGCAAGGCGCAGGCCGACGCCCTGCACCACGCGAAGACGCGCGCCACCTCGGAGTCGCTCGACGAGCACGCCAAGCGCGCCGTCGCCTACGCGGAACAGCTGGGCGGGACGGGCAAGCAGAAGCTCGCGCACGCTCTCGGCGCGTCCATCAAGTTCGACCGCGACTCCAACGGGCAGCAGGACTGGACCGACGCCCAGCACCGCATTGCCATCGAGGCCGCCCTTGCCCGCCGATAACTTCCGTCGAGTCGATCTCGACCTCATCGAGCCTGAATTCCGCGAGCGTGTACTCCACGTCATCGCGGAGTGCCTCAAGCGCGGGTTCAGCTACCACGCCACCCGCGGGTACGACACCTACGGGGCGCAGATGGCGCTGTGGGCGAAGGGGCGCACGGTGCCCGGACCCAAGGTGACGAACGCCAAGGGCGGGCAGAGCGCGCACAATTTCGGCATCGCCATCGACTTCGTGCTCGACAAGAAGCAGCAGATTCCGGGCCTCCAGCCCGATTGGACCCCCGAGGCGTTCCGCGTGCTCGTGGAAGAAGTCGAGAGGGCGGGGCTCCACTCGGGGAAGGGGTACAAGGATCTCCCCCATGTCAGTCTCCCCGGCTACGTCACCGCGGTAGATTTGCTGCCCCTGCACCTGGCGTGGGAAAAGTCGGCAGACGAGGCGTTTGGCACACTTGACCGCCTGAAGCGGGTCTGGCAGCGTCTTGAACGAAAGGGGTGATGCTCATGGATGAACTTCTCGCTCAGCTGTCGGACGCTGTCGCCAGCCAGAACTGGCTTGTCGTGGTCGCGGTGTCCATCGTGGTCGTGCTCGGTATCGTGGCTTCGGTGCTCAAGGCGCTCGGAAAGTCGGTCCCGCTGCTGGACTCGATTCTCGGCGTCGCCAAGTCGGGCGTGAAGCTGCTCCCGAAGAAGGAAGCCCCCTCCCCTGCGAAGGAAGAGGGCATCGCCGCCGTCGTGAAGGTCGAAGACGAGAAGAAGTAATGGAGATCGGGCTAGCGCAGATGCCCGTCAGACCGCGGTCAGTCCTTTCCGCGAGAATCTGCGCCTCAGCCCTCGTCCTGTGTCTCGGTTCTCCCGCCAAGGCACAGGACGGGGGCGTAGTTTTGGATGCACCCCGCGTCATCAAGTTGACCAACGGGCACTACGACTTCAACCCCGCCGCGTTTCTCGCAGTCGATGAAGAAATGAAGCGGCTTCAAGCCCAAGAGCGGGCGCACAAGGCGGAACCAGAATGGTACCTTCCCGTACTCGTGGGTCTGGCAGTCGGTCTGACAGTGGGGGCAGTGACGGGAGGGGCGGCGACTCTGTGGGCAAAGAGTGCTCTCGATGCCACGAAACCAAGCCCGTAAACGCCTTCAGGCCCCAGCGCACGTTCTGCAAAGAGTGCGAGAAGTCGGCGCGACAAGCCCGTAACGCGAAGCCGACGCTGGACACGACCCCGATGGCTAAGGTCGAGGTCCCGCTGGAGCCGGTGCTGCTCATCCCCGACTGCCACATCCCCAACCACGACGAGCGCGCGTGGGGCCTGATGCTGCGCGTGGCGATGTCGCTCAAGCCCAAGCACATCGTCATTCTGGGTGACTTTGCGGACGGGGAGACACTCTCGGCCCACCCAGCGACGAAGCCAGGTGAGGTGAGTTTCGAGCAAGAAGTGGCGGGCGTGCGGAAGTGCCTTGACCAGCTCGACGCGCTCGGGGCCACCAACAAGATTTATGCCTCTGGAAATCACGAGCACAGGTTGGATCGCTACCTGATGAGCAACGCCCCGGCCATGTTCCACTGCATCAAGTGGCAGAACGTGCTCACGCTCTACGAGCGCGGCTGGACTTGGGTGCCGTATCAGAAGTCCATCGCCCTCGGGAAACTCAACATCACGCACGACACAGGGACGGCGGGAATCAACGCGCACCGTCAGGCGGCGCAATTGTTCGGGGGCTCGTCGGTGATCGGCCACACTCACCGCATGAGTTACGAGGTTCGGGGCAGGCTCGGCGGAACCCCGTTTCTCGCCTGTATGCTGGGTTGGCTTGGTGATTTTGAAAAAGCCGCGAGCTATATGCACGAAGCCAAGTCCGCTGAGTGGGTCCACGGCTTCGGCGTGGGGTACTTGGAGCCACAGAGCGGCGTGGTCCACCTGCAGCCCGTGCCCATCGTTCACGGAAAGTGCGTCGTGAACGGTCGGCTGTTCACTTGATGAAGTCGATCAAAAACGGTCGCGGAAATTGGTCCTTGTGGTGCTTGAGCAGAAACTCGACCGCTCGTTCCAGCGTAGCCACGCGCTTCGCGAGACTCTTCTCACGCTCGCAATGAGGGCAGGGCTTGCCGTTGATGGGGTAGTTGTGGGCGCACATCACCCGCGCTCCAAGTACCACGCGAGCGACGCGGGACCGCGCTTGCCCTCGCGGTAGTGCGTCTTCTTGATCTGCTTCTTGTCCCCGCGGAGCTTCAGCTCGGCTTGCAGGGCCTCGACCCGGCGCTTGGCGGTGGCCTGGTACGTCTCGGTACGCTCGGCGATCTTCCGAGCGGTGAGCGGGCGCGTGGCCGACTCAAAGAGCTTCAGGAGTGATGCGAGTTCCTCAGTCACGGTAGATGCCTTTCTTGTTGATGCGCCCCAGCTTCCACAGGCCGATGCCGATGGCGTCGAGGACGTTGTGCATGAGATTCGCGGGGCACTTCTCGATGCGAGCGCGCTCCTCGTCGGTGATCGCGCGGCGGATCCTCTCCGTCATCGCGTCCTTGGGGACGTTACCTTTCCAGTCCGCGGGGAAGACGGTGACGACGTTCGGGATATAGGCGGCAATGGCGGCCCCGACCGCCACCACGTCGAGAAGGTCGTTCAGGTCGCCCTTCTGCTGCGCCGCGCTCGGGTAGATGCGAGGGTGCTCAATGAGCGCCTTGGTAGGTGACCCGCGCCAGAGTCCGACAGCGGTGCCCATGGCTTGGTGAGCCGCGTACCCGCGACCTGTTTCCACGGGATTCTTCACGTAGGCGGCGCGCTTGAGATCATACCCCTCGAACTCGGCCACGCCGCAGCCGCGGAGCCCAGGGTCCACGCAGATCAGTCTCACTTACGGCTCGCCTTCACGACCTCGGCGGCCAGCTTCGCGGTGGCCTTGTCGTCTCGGAGGAGCGCGTCGATCCCCGCATAGTACCGGATTTTCTCCACCAACCGGCTCGCGAACAACTGCGGCTCCGACTCAAAAGCGCAGGCATCGCCGCCGATCGCGGGCAGTAGTCGCTTCTTCTCTTCAATGAGCCCCAGCTTGATGATGCTCTGCGCCCACTCTTCGTTCAGCTCGCTCATTGGATTCGCTCTCCCAGATGGAACTTCGGTTCCGTGACTTCGCCTTCGACCACCTCGACGCCCAACTTCGCGAAGAGGCTGTTGATGTTGTGACCCTCGTTCACCCACTCTTCGTGGAGTGCCTTCGGGAGGACCACTTTCGTGACTCGCGCCCCGCCTTCGGCGTAGCGAACGATGGTGCTGTAGACCGTCTGACCGATGTTCATGAGTAACCTTACTAAAACAGAGTTATGTCCGGCGCAAGAGTTGAATCAGAGCTTCAGCGGCTTGACGAGGAACCACTCCGTTACCTGTGAGTCGCAGTCGGTCCACGCGATTGGCCAGCCCATCAGCCACTCGACGAACCGAGGGTTCAAGGTCCGGTCTTTGGGCAGCGATCTCGCGCCACTCATCTGCATCTGGAGGAGGTGGCCAGTAGCCGTGAGCCCAGGACTCTTCCGCTCGTACTCTGCCTTCGCCCCCGTGTCCTTCGCGTCGTGTGCTGCTGCTGCTGTCGGCCACATGCGCCTCGCCGGATTCACGAGGCTCGGCCGGGGTGTTTGCCACAGCCTCACCGCCGCGTCCGTCAGCGTCACACCCTCGCTGCGGCTCTTGCCCGTGCTCGCGCTGACCTTCCCGTACCCGTGGCTCCCGCTCCCGTGATGATCCCCCACAGTCGCGGTAGGCCAGAATGAAGAGTCGGTCGCGATGGTGAGTCGCTCCAACATCGGACGCTCGGAGAGTACCCCACTCCGCATCGAACCCGAGCGCGGCAAGGTCCGCGAGGACGACTTCGAGGCCGTTCGTGCGGAGGGCCGCGACGTTTTCAATGACGACCAGTCGAGGCTGAACTTCGGAGACGATGCGGGCAAACTGCTTCCAGAGCCCGCTTCGCTGGCCTTCGATTCCGGCCTGCTTTCCGGCGACGCTGATGTCCTGACACGGGAAGCCGCCAGAGACGCAGCCCACCAAGCCCCGAAATGGGTGCCCATCGAAGGTGGACACATCCGTCCAAATAGGCGCTGGAGCCATGTCGCCTTTTTCCATGCGCGAAGCCAAGACTTCACAGGCGTAGGCTTCCCTCTCCACGTAAGCGACGACTCGGCGGCTGATGCCTGCGAGTTCAACTCCCATGTCGAGTCCAGCGGCTCCGCTGAATAGGCTGATGCAATCGATTTCGGCAGGATCCACATTCACGCTTGCTCCCAGGGAATCAGACGCCCGTTCGCGTCGTACTTCGTCGTCACACTCTTCGACCAGTGCCGCATCAGCGCGGGCTCGGCCTTGACCTTCACATCCGGTACGAAGCGGCGCATCTCGCTGACCATAATCTCCGCTTGCCGGTGAGCCGCCTCGTGGGCCTTCTCCTCGGGAATCTCCAAAATGCTTTCATCGTGGGCGAAGACCATCAACCGGCTCCCGTAGAGCGGACTCGACGAGTCCAAGTACATCTCCTCCGTCATCTTCACGATGGCGGCCTTGGCTCCGTCTGCCGCCAAGCCCTGGAAGCGCGTGTTCGCCGCCGCGGGGCCTGAGCACCCGCCGCGCACGCGCTTGGAAACGAATTGCTCCACGGTGTCGCCCTCGGCCTGCACCCACTTGAAGTAGTTGGGCATCTCGGGCCACTGGCGAAGGTAGAACTGGCGCAGCTTCTCCGCTTCCTCGATGCACCGCTTGCAGAAGGGCGAATCCAGATCGCGGCCCTTCCACTGCCGTACCTTCTCGCTGCCGCACTGGCCGTCGCGGTATGTCCACTCGCAGACCTTCTCGCCTTCCGTCTTCTTCGCGGTGACGAACGAAACGCCGCCCATCATGCCGGGGAAGCCGAAGTTGGCTGCCTTCGCGGCCTGTCGGTAACCCTTCTCCTCGGCGCGCTCCTTGTTCTTGAGGAAATCCTCGTACTGCGCGCCCGTCATCTCCGCTGCGAAGAGGGAGTGAGGGTCCACGTCGGCGTTGATGGCGTCCGCGAGCTTGGAGTACCCGAGCGCCCACAGGCAGACCTGAGCCAGCGTGCTCATCTCGATTGCGGCGTAGTCCACCGAGGACCACACGTAGCCGGGGCGAGCCGTGAAGCACTCGCGGACCCCGCCCTTTCGCGGGATGAGCTGGATGAGGCCCTTGTACGAGGCGCGGCCCGTCGAGAGCAGGATGTTGCACTCGACGTTGAACGGGTTGTCTTTTGCTTCAAAGAGCGTGTTTGCGTAGGTGTGCAACTTCTCCCACTTCGACGTTTCTGAGAACTCGACCAGCACGGGGTCCATCGAGTCCTGAAGCGCCTCGCGGGACATACTGATGTCACCGCCGTCCGTCGTCGGGGGCAGGCCGTCATACGCCTTGTAGACCAGTTCCTTGATGTACTTCGTGTCCTTGGTCCACTTCGGGGCCTTCTTGGTGCCGCCGAGCTTGAGCAGCTTGTGCTCGACCGCGAACTTCTGCACGCGGGCCATGTTCTCGTCCACGGACGCCTTGAGGGCGTTGACGCGCTCGGGGTCCACGCGCAGTCCCCAGATGGCCCCCAGGTGCGCGCAGAACGCAGCGTGAGCCTGAGCGGGGAGGTTGTGGAGGTTCTGACACTGCTTGAGCTGGACCTCCGCCACTTCGAGGGTGTTGACAGCGTCGTCGATGGGGTACTGCCGCGCGTCTTCGGGCCACTCCGAAATAGGAATGTCCGCGAGCAGGGCGTAGGACTTGCGCCAGCGGTCGTTCCGCTTGGCGTCGGTGCGCCCGAGGTAGTCCTCGGTGACAGACTCCAGCGAGTAGCGCCCCGACTGAATCTTCTTGCCGTTGCGCATGAAGAGTTCGGTCGGCCCGTCCTCCGAGCGCAGACGCCCGCCCGCGATGGCGTCCAGCGTGCCCGCGATGAGCACGTCGAACACGCGCTCCTCCGCGTAAGCCTTCCAGATGAGGGGGAGCAGATCCGGTCGAACGGCCAGAATACAGCCCCAGTCGTAGGCGATGTTCGCCCCGACGAAGATGACATCGTCGCCTGAGAGAGACGCCTCGACCTCGTCCAGCGTCTCCTCGCGACTCATAAGTAAGCGTATGCCGGTGCGCTTGTCCGCGAACGAGCCGCAGACGATGGGCGGCGCGAGAAGTCCAGGCTGAATCAGGTGACTTTCGAGGTCGAACGCGAGCAGGCTCACTTCGACGCCTCTTCGACCGCCGAGGCCCACCGGTCGAGCATCGAGTGGCCAACCGCGTCCGTATAAAAGTCACCGAAGGTTTCGCCCGCGAGATCCCACGCGAATCCGCACGCCACGGAGGCCAGGTACTCGTTCTCGCCCAGCACCCGCCCGAGCAGTTCGAGGCTCGCTTTGAGCTGACCTTCGAGGGACTCGACGCGCTTCTTCAGGAGTTGCTCTCGGGCGTTCACTTGAGCACCCCCAGCGTCTTCAATGCGTCCTTGAAGCCCTGGACGTACAGGTCGCCCGTCGTATCGCGGTGCCACTCGCCGCCGTGTTCGAGGTAGTGGAGGCGCTTGAGCGCGTCCTTCGCGGGCTCGGAGTCTTTTCGCGTCTCAACACCTCGGTTGAAGCCCATCTCGTACCCTTCGTCGAACTTGCTCTTCATCGCTTCTCCCTTTTGCGCTTCGCGTAGTCCTTCATGTAGTTCGGATTCTTGGCTCTCCACTCGGCCTGCTGCTTTCGCACCTGCTCCCTGTGTGCGTAGTACCACTTCAGCTTCCGCTCCGCGTCCTTCTCCGGGTTCCGCTTCGCCCATGGCTCCTGCTTCGGCTTGCGCGGCTTCGGTACGTACTTGAGTCTGGCGCGGTGAGCAGCCATGAACTTCTGCGCCGCCGTGAGCGGCTTGCGGCGCCTCTTAGGCAGTTGCTCCAGCAGGCGCTTGTGCGCTTCAAGGCGCACGACTTCCTCGAACACATCGGGCCGCGCTACGCCCAGAAGCTCGTAGTCCTCGTCGTCAAGTTCCACGAGCCACTCGATCGAACGCCTCGTCGAACGACAGGCCCTCGTTCATGAGCCGGTTGACCTCTGCGACCTTCGCAGGCTGGGCCTTCGCGGGATCGCTGGAGCACCACTCGAAGTTCCAGACGTGCCCGCGCTGGTACGCGGCGTTCTTGCCCAGGCCCGTCTCCATCTTGAGGAACTGACGGAGGAGCCCCTCGACTTCGCGGGTGTTGCGGATGCGCTTTGCGGCTGCTTTTGGGTCTTCCATATGGCCTCCATCGGGACTCGAACCCGAATTCCCGGCATTCTGCTGGGTCTTACCAGTTAGAAGATGGAGACTACGAGAGCGGCGAGTGTCGGATCTACCCGCTCACAAGCTAACGGTTCGCTCTCCCTACCGGACGGGTCAGCCCTCGACTTCAGGAAGCTTGGCTGCCCGAGCCTTGATGTCTTCCAACGACTGATCGATGTGCTTGAAAGCGACCTCGACGATCGGATCCTTGCCAGCCGCCACGCGCTTGTCAGTGTTCTTCGCGTTCTTCGAGCTGAAGCCCACGAGGCACCCGCGCCCTGCGAACAACGGGTGCTCGCGGTCCTTCGCCGTGGCCTTCTTGGTGAAGTGCGTCTCGTCGGACCCGAAGCAGGTGCGCATCGCGAGGTCCGTCTCTTCCTTGTTGCCCTCGGTTCCGTAGATGGCTTCGACGGCGCGCAGGATGCCCTCGTAGCCAATCAACGGGTAGTCACCATGGCACTTGTAGACCACCTTGACCTTGGTCCCAGGCTGCTGCACGACCGCCCCGGACACCTTCGGACTCGACTTGACGATCTCGCCGCTGAGTGCGCCCCACTTGCCCTTGTCAGTCTCGAAGAAGGTCAGGCTGTGGACGAGAATCTCGCCCTGCTGATCCTTCGCGATGAGGTCCGCGTCCTTGCCAGCCGACTTGTTCTCGCGCGCCTTTGCCACCATGTCCATGAAGCCCATTTTGAAACTCTCGCTTTCGTTTTTGCTGCGTGTCTTCGCCGCGAAATGCGGCGACAGAGATGATTTAGTTATTACTCGGGCACCTGTCAACTCAGAATCGCCAAGTAGCCTTGCTCGCCAGCTTCTGAGTCGCACCGAAGCTCTCTTCGATGTACTCGCTCAAGTCTCGGGCCTTCTCAACCGCCTTCAGCACCGGATCCGTGTGGCGGTAGACTTCGATGCTCACTTCGTCTTCTTTTTGGCCTTGGCGGTGGGTGCGGCCGATGAGTTGCTCCCACTCGCTCCCGCTGCTTGGCGGATTCGCGACGAGATTGCGAGCAAACTGCTGGAGATTCTTTCCAGTTCCGTGAGCACGAATGCTGGCGGTAACCCGCTCTCCTCCAGTGAGCCCAAGGACGACCCTGTTTCCGTCATCTCCAGGGCCAGCGTGAGTAAGGACAACTTCGCCGCCTCGCGCACGTTGACGAATGCGTTGAGCAAGTCCATCAAACTCGTACCAGAGGAGGCCGGGGCCTTCCGCGAGCCACGCGAGGCAGTCTTCGACGAGGAAGTCGTCGAGCCAGACCGCTTCGGTTTCCGGTTTCGCGGAGTCGCGGACTTCTTCCCACTCGGGCCAGCAGAGGCTAGGCCAGACCGGAAGAGGCCCGGCCATGCTGCGCGGAGGGACTTCACGCCTTCCGACTTCGTTTCCCGCTTCGTCTCTTTCGACATGCGTGTACCCCTTGTACCAACGAATGGCCGCTTTCGCGCACAGGAGCGGCGAGTCCATGTGAGGCCGTGAGAGCTTCAGCTTCTCGCGGAGTTCCTTGTGCCACTCCTTGCGCGCCTTCAGCCACCGCTCGATGACTTCGACGGGCTCTTTACGCGGCCAGCGCCAGCGGTAGTAGAACCCGCAGGACAGCTCGCGAGCGCACCGACCGACGCTCATCGCGTCGATGAGTTCTTCGCCGTCCGGGCGCGTCCACGTCGCTTCGAGGTCCGCGAGGTGGCGCTTGACGACTTCGGGCGCTTCGACTTTGCGCTCGGAGATGACGAGGCTCGCTTGGCAGGAGGCCGAATCACCAGACGACACCACGCCTGCGGTATCCACAAGCCATTTTGCGTATCCCACTCTTGCATCCGTGCCGAACTGAACGAGCCGTCCGGGTGGACTACGAAACTCACTTGGATCGAGGTGGCCTGCCCATTCCTCCACTGTAGGCCAGTGGAGAGGCGTCGGGCTGCCTTCCGCAAGAGCGAAATTCGAGAGGTCGGCATAGTCCTTGAGGCTCCGTGAGGTCAGCGTTCCGCTCCAGGCGAACACTTTGGGTCTGTGCTTTTCGACGAATCGGCGGAAGCGTTTGGTGCGGGCGGCGGTGCGGTTGCGGACAGAATGGGCTTCATCGACCACGACCACATCGGGGCGTAGGCGGTCGAGTAGGTCTGTCGCTCGACTACCTGATAGCTCGGAGAACGCCACCACGTGGAGTGTGGGCCTTCCTGGGGCGATCCAGCGGCCACCTGCCAAGTTTGGGAGTTTCCAGTGTTGTCCATAGAAGTGCCAGTCCACCTCAAGCATCTGCGCTTTGAGGTTCGGGGGAAGGAGGAGAACTGCTGTTTTTGCGCCGACGACCATCGGCGTGAGCAAGTCGAGGAGAGTTTTCCCGTGGCCGACACCGATGGGTCCGAGCAGCCCGCCCACGGTGGCCGCTTCGTAGAGCGCCCACGCCTGCACGGGCAGAAGGTTGGCACAGCACCGCCGCTTGTACTTCGTCTCGCACTCGCAGGAAGTGATGCCGGTGCCCAGCTCGCTCTTTATGTACTCTGCCCATAATGCGGTCTGAGCATCATCAGGCCGCGGGCGTCGCGGGAGCGCCAGGACTCGTCGGAGATCTCGCGACTCTCCGACTGCCTGACCCTTGATGTAGACTTCCTTCCGCTCGCTCTCGGGTGCGGGCGGGAGCGAACGGAAGAGGCTCACTTCAGGACCACTTCCTTCGCGGGGACGCTGACCTTGTTCTTGGCGTCCACCTCGGCCTGGTACTTCGACACCTCGGCTTCGAGCACGGAGTCCACGTAGTCGCGGAGTTCCTCGTCGGTGCCGCCCTCGGCGGTCGCGGAGAAGTCGAAGCGCACGGAGTTGAAAGCGCCGACGTTGACCGTGTAACCCTTGGTCACGGTGCGGGACTTGATGATCATGCCCTGAGCCGCGTTGACGATCTTCGCGGGATCGTAGGCGATCACGTACCCGTCCTTCACGTTCGGGTCAGTTGTCACGCTAGGCTCCTTCGGACGGTTCTTCGATCCGGGCGGGCGACCGCGACCGCGCTTCACGGGCTCGGCGGGAGTCTCGGGCGCGGGGGGCGGGGTGGGCTTCGGGGCCTCGTGAGCCAAGTCCGCGCTCGGGCTAGGAGCCGCTTCGACGATGAGGTTGCGGCGCGGGGCGGGCACGGGGCTGAAGCCCTCGACGGGCTCGGCGGCCTTCGCGGGGTCGGACTTCGGCGCGTCGGGCGGGAGGACGGGCTGAACTTCGGGGGTGGCGGTAGGCTTCATCTTGCTGAAGAACGACATGATGTTTTCTCCCTCTGCGGTTGGACAATGCGGTTTGTAGGCACAGTTGAAACAGGACTTTTCGTTGCGGGGCAGCTTGCGAACGTCCGACTCCGACGCCGCCGACTTCATTTTCTGAACCAAGGGGATAATAACGTTATCCCGGTGAGATGCAAGGTGCTTGTCGGTGACCTCGACCTCCACGAAGTTCGTGGCCTTGCGGCCCTTGGTCTGAAACTGACCGTGGGCGAGCTTGACCGCCTCGGTGGTGGGGTGGAACGCGAGCGCGTAGAGCACCATCTGCGTGTCGGTCGCCAGCTCGCGCTCGGTCTTCCCGTAGCGGTTGATGTCGCTGGAGGTCTTCCAGTCGATGATGCCGTCCATCGTCACCACGTCACACTTGCTCATGGGCGAAAACGGTGTGCCGTCCACGGTGAAGTCACGGGGGAGCGCGCGCTCGACGCCAATGATGGTGCGCTGGGCGACGGACTCAATCATCGCCTGACCTGCGAGGTAGAGGCCCGCGGCCTCGTGCTCGACCACGGGCGTCTCGCCCGTCTTCAGGCGGTGCTCGATGAGCGCGTGAAGGCGCTCTCCGAGTTCCTGGTTGCCCGTCTGCGGCTCGTCGAGGCCCTTGACGTAGCGATACCACCATCGGCGCTCGCACCCGAAGGACTGGGTGGAGTCGAACTTGTTGATCATCGACGGGGAGAGCAGCTTCACGACGCCGTCTTCAACGGACTTGCTCATGGCTTGGGCTTCTCGCACATAACAAAGTTATCGTCAACTTCGACGCAGTTCACGTACTTCGCGTCGTGGTCGGCGCGGAGGTACATCGTGCGCCAGAACTCGACTTGGGCCTGCATCTGCGCCTCCTTCCGCCAGCCCGCGATGGCACTGGCGACGAGGAAGAGGCCCATGAAGACGACGAGGGCCAGGAGTCCGCGATCCGCGCGGGTCATTTCTCCTCCGTCACGAGCGGCGTGGCCTTCAATGCGTAGTAGATGGTGTCCACCGCCGAGTCGAGTTCGCACCCGTGCTCGTGAAAGTCGCAACGCGGTGTCCTGCGAATCACGGTGAGGTCCGCCTCCCGCTGCCTCTCCGCGACCGCGCGGAGTTCATCGGCGTGCTGCGCCTTGAGCGCCTTCATCTCGACCGCCAGCGATTCAAGATACTGCACGTAGTCAGACCCAACGGCCCTGCTGCGCGCCGAGTTCAACGCTTCCACCGTGCGACGCAGGCGCGTGTAAGGCTTCCCGCGCTTCGCCTCGATGGCTGCACAGTCTTCCAGCGTGTACGGCTCGTTGTCCCGCGTGCCGTCCGTGACGCCGGGAATGGGCGCGAGTGACGCCTTGAGCGCGGCGAGTTCGGCGCGGAGGGTCTCTATGGTCTCGACGGGCGGCGGAGGCGGCCCGAGCGTCCACGCGCCGTACTTCTCGGCGAAGTAGCCGCTAGGGGTGAGAGCGACGACCTCCACCTCTTCGTCGGGGTCGAGCCCCGTGATGCAGTTGTGTGAGTCCAGCATGCACTTGATGCGCTTGCCGTCGCCCATCCACGCGACGATGACAATCTCGTTCGTGAAGGGCGTGCCGCCGTTGATGCTGCACCAGATGCCGTGGTGGTAGGGCCTCAATTCGCGCGCCTTCACCTTGATTTGCGCGGGCTCGTTCATCGCCCCTCCAGTTTCGCGAGCCGCGTCATGCGCTCCAGTGCGGCCTCCAGGACCCGCGCGTTCAAGGTGGCGAGCACCGCGAGACCCTCTTTCAGCCCCTCGACGCTCTGCCCGTGCGACACGCCCGCGCGAGAGAGCGCGGCCCAGATGGCGGCTTCCCGCGCGCTCGCGGCGTCGAGGGCGGCCTTGCAGTCGGTGAGCACAATGTCGGGGTCCGTCATGTCGGCGGGAATCCGCATCGGACTGTGACCCGCGATGATGCGGTCGATGGCCTTGTCGATGCGCTGCTTCAGTTCGTCGCTCACGACTTCACCGCCTTGCACTTCTCCACGATGAATTTCATTCCTCTACAGTAACGTTATCGGAGACGTTGTCAAGCTGGCCCGCCGCTTCCATCGCTCGACGACTCGGGACGATGAAGCACTTGCTGACGATGCCCAGCTTGCGACGGCGCGTAGACTCCCACCCCAACTGCTCCATCGTCCGATTGATGGCGGTCATGTCCTGAGCGGTGATGGTGTTGCTCATGCGGTGGAGAATCTTGGT